TCCATATATTTTGGATCATCTACTCCAAATTTTTTAGCAACAAACCCTAAACCACTTGGTATAAGACGCAACTTAGAGATATCAACTACTGGAAAGTTCTCTATGAATCTACCAAATCCATCTTTAAAGAAATTACCAGCTTTAGTAAGCATACTCAAAGCAAAATCCATAACTGCTTTACCTGCTTTACCTGCACCAGATAGCAATTTCATAAATTGATCTTTCAAATACTTACCACTCTGTCCTTTACCCTCACCTAAGAACATTTCGTATAAGAAAGAACCAATAAATTCACCAACTATTTCACCAAGTAACAAACCAAATGGTGCTCCAACACCACCTAGAGCTGCTCCAAGTGCACCTCCTATCATACCTCCAAACACAGCACCTAGAGTTTTAAATAAAGTTTTCCCTAAAGGATCACCAGATAAGATTGAAGTAACTGCAACAATTATAGGACCAAGAACAGGAATCTTAATACCCTTTGCTGCCTTACCTAATACTTTAAACAATTTACCAGACTTGGCAACCATCTTTGCTGCATTCTTACCAAATATTTTTGTGATGAATCTACTAGGTGCTTTTGCTAATCCTTTCTTTAAAACACCACCTGTTACTTTATTGAATCCTTTTTTAAGAGCTTGTTTTTTAGCAGCAAGAGCTGCTTTTGTAGCATCTGCTCCTTTCTTAGCTCCAGATATCATCTTGGTCAGTTTACCAACACCAGGTATCTTTTGAATTACATTAAGAAATTTACCTGCTAATAATTTGAAAGCACCTTTTATTTTAGACCCTATTGCTTTGAATACCTTTCCTATTGGAGATAATAGTTTCTTTGCTCCCTTTCCTAGCATTTTAAAACCTGCCTTTGCAAGTTTCATTCCCTCTTGGAATCCAAAAATAGTTACCCTTAAAAGTTTAGAAAATAAATTTAAATTATTACCTATGGTTTCAAATATCTTTTTAATTTTATCAGCATTAGATATTAAGAAAACTGCTAATGCACCAAGTGCCATCTTAACAAAGAAATTAGTCATAGCATCTAGAGGACTTTGTGCTGCTTTTTTAATTCCTTTTCCAATCTTTCCTAGCATATTATCTTTCTTCTCTAACTTTGCTTCTTTCTTTCTCTTCTTCTCTGCCTCTCTCTGTTGACGCAATAATTTTAATTCATCCTTTTTCTGTTCAGATTGAGCACCAGTAAGAAATGCTAGTGCATCTGTCATACCAACTATATTATCTACTTTCTCAGTGAATACTTTATAATCTATCTTAGCAGCATCAGGTGTTACCTTTGCAACTTTGTCTATATCAATCTTCATCAATTTAGATTTAGAGATTGTTGCAGGTTTTTTTACTTTAGATTTCTCACCATATGAACTCTCCTTATCCATTATTTTGCTTACTCTTGCTCTCTTATCCTCCTTATCTCCACCAACAAATTTCTTGGCACCCTCCTTCATCTTCTTCTTATCCAAAGACTTCTTCAACATTTTTACACCAGTGACTAGAAAATTAAGTGCCATCTATCCCACCAAATTATAAATTGACTGAACGACAATATTAGAATCATCATGAACATCAGTTGAAGAAAAACGTTTTGCTCCTGATTTAGCAGCAGGTGCATTACCAGAAGTTAATCCACCAGAATTTCCAGTCTTTCCACTCATGGCAATTAGTCCACCATTGTCACCATTTGGTGGAGGTGGAGGTGTTATTGTTGAACCTGATTGACTAGATGACATCTTTGCTATGCTATTATCTACTGTTTCAGATCTTGGACCATCTGCTGTAGATCCTGTTGGTGCACCAAAATCAACAGTTATAGTCTCAGGATTTGCCATATTCCATGCCTTTAAGAAACCTTTTTCTTTCCTAGTGCCTGGTTTCCCACCTAAATCAACACCAAGACATCCCAATGTTCCATAAGGATCTATATCACTATGAATCATCATTCCTGATCTATTCCCCATTCTACCATCACCACTACCAACATAAGCAGACCAATCACCTAATCCTCTCAATGCTCCTGATAGAGGACCATGCTCATCAAAACTATGAACTTTATATGTTCCATCTGGCATTGGGTATCCTTTACCAGATACATCATTTCTCATCTCCTGTGGGATATTTTCAAAACCTGGTTGACCAGAAACCACATTATAAGCAGGAGCAACTTGCCTTCCATTTGAATCTTTCATTATCATTTTGCCTGTATTTCCACTTCCCTTAACATCTATAGCTCCACCACCCTGTGCATATGTTGTGCCTTCTTTCATGACTGGTTTATTAGTTCCACCACCCTCTGCATTCATCTCTTCTAATTCACTAACTCCAATTTGATCAACAGCACCTTTACTCATCACAAATTCACCTGGTTCTAACATTGCAGGTACAGTATCTCCTGTTCCCTCACCAGGCACTTCACCACCACCTTGCATGTTTGCTTTTGGTTCTACTTTTGGAATCTCAGGTATCTGTACTGGTGGTATTTTTTCCCTTAGACCATCTAAAGGCAATTCTTTCATTTCTCCTAATTTAAAAATTCTAGCTAACATATCAAATGGACTAAGAATAAATTGTAATCCATCCAACAAACCTTGTACAACAAAATTGATAGGTCCTAAAACAAATTTGTTTACACCTTTTATTAAACCATTAGCAAAATCTATAATACCATTAGCAAAATCCCTCAAAGGTTTCATAATCATCTCAGGATTCTCAAGGATTTTCAATAAACCCATAACAGCACTTCCTAAGAGAATATTCTTGAAGAAGTTCATTATCATATCCATCATTCCTGTTACAGGTTTGATTGCTTTATCAATGCTAGATCCTAGCATTCCTTTTCCTTTTGGTTTCTCTAACTTTTTCTCTCTTGCTTGATCACTAGCTGTATCTTCAGATACTCTTAAAGCATCTTGTTTTTCTTTCTCTGCTTCTATTTGTGCATCAAAGTTACCTAGAATTTTACCAAGGTTCTCTTCTATCTTAGTCAGGCTGGGTTGAAGGACATTGGTAAGAAACTCCATCATCTTATCCTTCTTAGGTTCTTTAGGTCCTGTGCCTGGCAACAGACCTCCTGTAACAGGACTTACATAAGTTGGATTTCTTTTGTCTATATCTGCCTTTACTTCTTCATATGTCTTTAATTTCTTTGGTCTTCCTCTTCTTTTCTTTGCACCACTAACCATTGACCCAGCTAAACCGAGCTTTTCAGCAGTTATTGGTTTTTTAGAAGCAGTCTTAGGCATTTTGTTTGCGTTTGAGTTCTTCTTCCTCTAAATGTTGCTTGAGAAGTGCAACATATACATCCCTTTCCCAAGGCATGAGGTTTTCAATCTCAGTTAATGAATATTTATGGTACTGCATCAAGGCAAAATTCAATTTATAATAATTCTCTAGATCCATATGGATCATGCCTACGCGAAAAAAGACGACAAACCCTCCAACACGACAGTACTCTTCTTCTTAGTCTTAGGGTTAACAATGTCAACAGTATGAGATAACTTAGGCATTGTTTCAAAGAAAGACTCTATCTCTTTAAACTGTGCTGAGTTCATCTGCTCCAAGAAATTGACTACCTCTTTCTTTGTGCAGTCTGCAGTAGACCAAACTTCCTCTTCATTATAGATCTTATCAATACAACTTGCTATAAGGTCAAAAGATCTTTCCATATTATTCTCTTCCTTAAAATCAAAGTTACTCTTAATAAACTGATCCAAAGAAGGATACTTCATCTCCATCATCAAATCATCATCAACTTTGATTTGCTTTGTATGATCTTCATTCTCTGTGACTTTAATCTCATCAATAGCAATAGTAACAGGAACTGAAGTTACATTATCATCAGGAGCAATAAGATTCACCTCTACATCCTCTCCAACAGATTTACCTCTGATGTTTAGGAATAGATATTCAATATCAAATGTAGGTAGATCCTCTACTTTGATTCCTTTTGTAAGAATACAACTTTTAATAACTGTCTTGATAGCAGTTGTGATCTGTTTTGTATCTTCACTCTCTAATGCAAGAACTAAGAGTTTCTCTTCTTTTACAAGGAAAGGTCTATAGTTAAGTAATTGTTTTGATGAAGGTAACTCCAACTCATATGTTGGGGTTGCTATGGTAGGTAATGGCATTTCAACTCAAAATTATCAGTATTATATATATGTGACTTTTAGAACCCTACAAAATCTGCTAGAGAAGTAAACAGTCCACTGTTTATAGATGCATAGGGATTTAATGCTACATTCTTTCTCTCCCTTACATATCTCATGTATGAAAATGAAACATTAATTCTTAATACATCACTAGGACCATATGATACTGGTGTTGATGTGACACTTGTAGGAAAAGCACCTACAAAAGTATACAACAATTGCTTTGGAGGATCAAGAAAAGCATCTATTACATCTCCAAAATCATCAGGATATGAAACATCCTTCTCAAATTTAGTTAAGAATAATTCAGTTCTATATTGCTCTGGAAATGTCATTCTATAATTAACATGCCTACTTTTGTAAGATGCTCTACTTCCAGTTATACCAACACCTGATATAAAATCCAACCAACCATCTAACATTTCAATTACATTATAATTACGATCCACCATAAAACTTAGATCTAAAGTTCCATCATACATTCTACGATATGCCATTCTTTCAGTTACACCTGCATAGTCATTAGTTGGTTCATGAGTTGCAAATGATGAACCAGGTAATACAGCAGAGTCACAAAGTAATTCTATATTCTCACCAGCACGATTGTAATCCAAATCTCTACCAACTTCCTTTAACAAAGAAAACAAACCTGTTGGAGGTTGAATTTTGATTTGATAAACAGAAGTTTGAGCAAGATTAGTTATCCTAGACTTTAGTTCTGAGGTTTTATAGGGTCTGGGTCTTACGTTTCCCATCTATAAATAATTTTAATTACTATTACTATGTAGGTGAGATGGCACGTAGTTATAAAAGTATCTTTAGACCCAGAAACCCTAAAAAGTATGTTGGAGACTCATCTAACATAGTTTGTAGGAGTAATTGGGAGAGAACATTCTGCAATTACTGTGATACAAATGACAACATTGTTACATGGGCATCTGAGGAATTCTCAATTCCTTACATTTCTCCCATAGATAATAGGAGACATAGGTATTATCCTGACTTCTTGATCAAAGTTAAGGAATCAAATGGTAAATTGAAAAAATATGTCATTGAGATCAAACCTAAGAAGCAAACTATTGAACCCAAAAGAAGATCTAGAGTTACTAAAACATATATTACTGAAATGAAAAATTATGCTGTCAATCAGGCAAAGTGGAAGTATGCTAGAGAATTTTGTAAGGATAATAGTTTAGAATTTAAAATCATCACAGAAGATCAGCTCTATGGAAACCGTAAATAGATTAGAGAATCTGGTTAGTGATATTATTGATATGGGTGATTCAGATGATATGATGCTTGCCATCACTGAAGTTCTGACTGATACTGAAATCATACCAGATGTAGGAAAGTATTATACTTTCATATATTCACCTAAGACACCTCGTATCAGATATGATCAATTTCCTTTAATTGCTTGTGTTGCTGTTTTCCAATGGGGATTTAGAGGTATTAACTATCATTGGGGTGGTGAATTTAGGAATTATACATGGAATGAGGTAGTAGGATTCTTACATGTTGCTTATCCATTAGAGATGAATGACTTGCGTTCTATCCCTTATCAAAATTTTAAGATAAATATCTAAAAACTGGGTATATATGTCACAAGATACCACAGGATGGTCAGTTCAAGATGACTCCAATGAATATAGGGGTGATTTTAATATCAAGAAATTGGTTGGAACTGTTCAGACAAATGTAAATGCAATAGTCATAACAAATAAAGCAAATGGCACACATACTGTCTATGAAGACAATGGTTTGCTAGAAGGTTTTGGAACGGAATTATATAATTACAATCCTGATGGAAATATAGTAAGTATAGGATCAAAAGCTGACTTTGATGCTGTATTCACTGGTCAAAATGCTGCACAGTTTGATACTGTTCTCAAAAATACAAAAGCAGCAACCATAGCATTAGCAAGGGATTCAGTGCAACTCAATGATCCTCAATCAAAAGCAAATCTTACTAGATTAGTAAATACAATAGGTTTTAGATCATTAGGAAAAAATGCCATAGAGACAAATCCTAATGAAACAAACCAAGATATACAAGGTGGATCTCGTCCCACTGGTACATCATCATTTCCAAATGCTGATAAAGATGTTTTTACACCAGGTGGAACTAGAGAGTTACTCAGATATCCTAGACAAAGTTTAGAATCATATGGTTATGATTATATTGAAATAACTGCATATGATTATGTTCCAAGTGGTCTTGATGTTGGAAAGAAATTACCACAAGGATTTGCAGGTTCTGGTGGAAATAGATTTACAAGAAGGTATGAAACTATTCAGTTGCCTATGCAACCACAACTATCAGAATCAACAGCAGTTAGTTGGGGTGGTGATTCATTAAATGCTGTGCAAGCAGCAGGTGCTAGAACAGCACAAAATGCTATTGAAAATTTTGCAGGTGAAGGAGGTTTTAGAGGAGCAATGGATGCATTGGGATCTGGTTTAGGAGATCTAGCAAATTTAGCAATGGATGATGGAACTAAATCACAAGTAGCAGCATATTTTGC